GCGGTCGTGGAAGGCGTCGAAGCTGCCGCGCAGGGTCTTGCCGTCGATGGCCACCGCCAATGGCGCGGCACCCGCCTGGCCTTCAGGCTCGGCCAGACCGGCGGCATGTCGGCGGAAGACCCGTTCTATCTCCTCGGCATCGAGACCTTGGAGGATGAACCGTACCGACGAATAGGCCGGGGCGCGCCGCAGGGACAATCCGAAGCTCTCGTTGAGCCGGGACAGATGCGCCCGGATGAAGGCGTGGACCTGCCGGTACGACCGTGCTCCAGCCAGCATCGCCAGCACGGTGAACAACTGAATCGCCCCCAGCGGGCACATCTTTCCTTGATCGCGGCGGGGATCGGAAGCCTGGGAAAACAACGACAGCAGCGTGCTCGGCATCGGCAACCTCCAAAAGGGTTGCCCTCCATAGATTCAGACAAAACGCCCCTTGGGAACCAGCTTTTTCGCTCCCTCCCAGGCCGGGATGCCTCCTACAGGTTTAGCGTTGAACAGCCCTGGGAAAGATGATCATGTCCCAGGGGGCGGAGCGGCAAAACCGAGCGTGCGCCACCCTGCCGGGTGGCTGGAGTAGCCCTGGTAGGGGCCTTTTTCATGCCGCAGGCGGCGAATTTTCGGGGGCGCGGCCCGAAAAAACTGACGAGAAATTCGACGTTGAACCCGGTGCAAAAAAGCGGAATTCGCCGGGCCAGAACCACCGAAAAATTCCAAGCTTTCGATGGGATTTTCGGCATCTGAATTGGGACCGCCGGGAGGGATTTTCGATGCGAAAAATCGGTTGCGAATTTCTGAGTTGCGGAACCTTTTGGCCGACCAAAAAATCAGCACAAAAGCCGGCTCCGAAAATCTGGCGACCATGTCGTTATCGAGGGAGAACAATCCGAATATTTGACCAGAATTCGGGAGCCGGAAAGAGCCTCGAAAAATGGCCCTCTCCGCAGTCCATTTTCCGCCGTCGGCCACCAAAAAAATGACGGCGCCACGAGCGGGGTATCGGGCATCCATATTTGGCGACGTAATCGCGTCCAACCGGGAGGCCAACGAACCGCTTTTTTCGCCACGCCCCCCGGCCCGAACCCAGCATCGAAATTCGGGAATTTTTGCTTCACGGCCAAGCGCCCTCAGGCCGATAAATAGGCCTGTTGCAAAAGTAGCGTCGGCGGCCGTTGGGCGCAAAGGGTCTTTCGTCCTGGCCGTCAGAAGCCGTCGGCCAGATTGACGATCCCGGCGACAGTGCTGATTTTGGCGGCGTAGCGGTTCCTGGGGTAACGGTATCTTTCGGCGAGGATGCGAAAGGATTTGAGCCGCGCGATGCGGTTCTCGACCCGTACCCGGAACCGGCTGAGGGCATGGTTGTATTCCCGCTCGTCTTTGGTCAAAGGCCTTTGTTTGGTTCTCTTGTAGGGCATTTCGGTGGCGGCGTGGTCCTCTTGCAGTCCCTGGAAACCGCTGTCGACGTAAACGTGGGCATCTTTCGGCAAGGGCGGTCCCCGGCGGCGGACTTCGAGGTCGTGAACCCGCCCCGGCGCGGGTTTGGAAACGCCGACGATCCGGCCCTGCCCGGTGATGGTGATCTCGGTCTTGATGGTGTGGCGCTTTTTCTTGCCGGAATACCAGCAGCGCTGTTTGCGGCTCGGCCGTTGGATCGGTTGTTCCGTGCAGTCGACGATCAGGGCTTGGGCGTCCTCGTGGCTGACGCGGACCGTGCGCTTGACCCCGAGAACCCGCGCCGCCAAGGGCTCGATACGGTGCAGGGCGCGGCTGACGGTCGATTTGTCGGTCCCGTACAGGCACGCCATGAAATCCTGCGTGATGGCGCAGCGATAAAGGATCAGCAGGACCAGGACATGATCCTCCAGGCCACCCACGCCCCACGGACGACCCGAACGGTTCTTCGGGGCGACGACCCGGTCCCGCCAATGCGGGCGCAACCGATCGACCATCAAGCCGAACGTCCCGGGAGATACGCCCGTCAGGGCGCGGAATTGACGCTTGCGGATCAACCATGCGCTGTTAAACTTCACCATCGGAAGGGCCTCCTTCGCCCTTCCTCCGTTGAATCACCGCACGGTTAACAAAAATTCACCGGACTTTTGCAACGGGTCTACTGAAACATATCTTGTCTCGGACTCCTGGTTAGAAACACGCAAAATAATCCACGAAAGGGCTAAAAGGGCAGCATCCCGTGACAAATACTTGGTCGTAGTGTCTATTAGATGTCGCAGAAGGCATAGCGCTGCCTGCGCTTCAACTTCGAACCATTTTTCAATGTTTGGTATGTCAGGACGGTATTTGTCATACCGCTTCAGCGCCGACTGCCATTGAGCCTCGTCCTCGCCATCCTGCCCCACCAATCGACTTTCGACCGCAGCAGCAAGCTGCTCAAGGTCCGTGCGCACCGACGGCGTCATGTAACCAGTCTTAACCCGTCCAATCAGCGCCGAGAGTGGGTTTGCATCGATTGAAGATACTCTGCGGCCGAGACGCACAGCTTCAACAGCGGTAGTAGCGCTGCCACCGAAAGGATCCAAGACCCTGTCCCCTGGCATTGAAAGCCTCGCAATGAGGTGTGCCGGGATCTGCGGGATGAATTTTGCTGGGTATGGATGCAGATCATGTGTGAGGTAGCGAGTATCGTCGTCAGTAAATGCCCAGTCTTGTGACGCCAAACGCGCCATAATGGCGTCGATATCGTTCAGTTCATCAGGCCGCAATAGTCCATACTGTCTGACGTCGGATTCGTGATCCACGCTCGGAATTGTTGCTGCTAGTTGCTCCTCGAACCACTCAGCAAGTGTCGCGCCTTGGAGAGATGCGGCCTCCATGACAGCCGTCTTTTTTTGATCTGAGGTCTCAACAATTATTCTGGATCTCGACATAGGACGACCTTTTTTAAGCTTTTCACAAATTTACTTAAGTTTGTATCCTTTTTCAAGTGCACGAGTGCAGCTACCGAATGTGCCAACAGGGCAAATTTTCTAATCGATGACGCTTCTGACAATTTCTTCACGGACATTCCCAATCTCTCCGAATAGCCGGAGATTCCGCCGCGTGGGACAATCCACCCCATGCGGACTCTCTTTCAAAAACTCCTCGGCCTGGGCCGAACCCGATCCTTTAATGCGGCAGGCGGTGGCCGTCGCTGGGAAGGCACGCGCACGGTGGATGGCCTGAACGCGGCCATCCTGGCGGGTGCGACCACGGCGGCCCGACGCGCCGGATGGTACGCGCGGAACAACCCCTGGGTCGCAGCGGCGGTGGACAGCCTGGTCGGCAACGTCATCGGCGCGGGCATCAAGCCACAATCCACCCATCCCGACCGCGCCGTGCGCGAGACGCTACAAGCCTTGTGGCTCCGCTGGACCGATAGCGCCGACGCCGGTGGCTTGGCCGACTTCTATGGCCTCCAGGCCATGGCCGTTCGTGCCATGATCGAGTGTGGCGAGAGCTTCGTCCGCCTGCGGGTCGATCCGCAGTCATCTTCTTCCGTTCCTCTGCAACTGGAACTCCTGGATCGCGAGCAGATCCCGACGGATCTGCATCGTGATATCGGCGGTGGGGCGCGCATCCGTGCCGGCATCGAGTTTGACTCTGCCGGTCACCGGGTCGCCTACCGGGTGTTGTCGTGCCGCCCGGGCGACCCGCTGGGTCCTGGCCGCATGGACCCGTTCCGTGTCCCCGCCGCCGATTGCCTTCATCTGTTCAAGCCGCTGGCCGCTGGGCAACTGCGCGGCATCACTTGGCTGGCCCCTGTACTGCTTAGATTGCATGAACTGGATCAATTCGAGGACGCCGCCCTGGTCAAGGCCAAGGTGGCGGCTCTGTTCACCGGCTTCATCACCGACCCTGACGGCACCGTCGGTGGCCTGTCGGGTTCCAACAGTTCCGGCGTGCTCACCGTCGGCATGGAACCGGGATCCCTGATCCCCTTGCCACCCGGTGCCGACATCCGCTTTTCCAACCCGACCGAACACGACGCCTATGCGCCGTTCGTGAAGAACCACCTGCGCGCCATCGCGTCGGGGCTTGGACTGCCCTACGAACTGGTCTCGGGCGATCTGGAAGGGGTCACTTATTCCTCCATTCGCGCCGGGCTGATCGAGTTCCGCCGCAGGGTCGAACAACTCCAGCACAATGTGGTGGTCCATCTGTTCTGCCGCCCGGTGTGGGAGCGTTTCGTGCGCCTGGCCGTGCTCTCGGGCGACCTTCCGGCCCGCGACTTTGATGCCAATGCCTCCGCCTATCTCGGCTGTACCTGGCTGCCGCCCAAGTTCGACTACGTGGATCCCATGAAGGACGTACAGGCCGAAGTCATGGCCATCAAGGCCGGATTGAAGAGCCGGTCCCAGGCCATCTCCGAGCGCGGTTATGACGCCGAGCAGGTGGATGCCGAGATCGCCGCCGACAAGGAACGCGCCGACGGCATGGAGCTCACCTTCGGGCCGGGCCAACCCCAACAGAATACGGAGGCCCTCAATGCCTGACACCATCTCTCTCATCACCCGACGCGCCAGTTTCAAGCCGCAGTCGGTCAATACGGAAGAGCGCACCGTCGAGGTCATCTGGTCCACCGGGGCCGCCGTCAAACGCCGCGACTTCGACGGAGCCTATATGGAAAAGCTCAGCCTGGATCCCAAGGCCGTCGATCTCTCCCGCCTGATCGGCGCGAGCGTGCTGGACGCACACCGTCAGTCGGCGGTTCGAGATGTGCTCGGCACCGTCCGTGACGCATCAGTCGACGGCAAGCTGGGCACCGCCACCCTGCAGTTCTCGGCCCGGCCCGAGGTGGAACCGATCTGGCAGGATGTCACCGCCGGGATCCTCCGCCATATCAGCGTCGGCTACACAGTCGAGGACTGGGCGGACTCCTCAGATGCCGGTTCCCGCGTGCGCACCGCCGTGCGCTGGACACCCCACGAGATATCCCTTGTACCCTCGCCCGCCGACCCGGGCGCTCATGTTCGAATGGAGGACACCATGCCCGATACGACCCCTTCCACGCCCGAGGCGGGCCAGGAGACGCAAACCCGCGCGCCCCTGAACCGCTCCCAGGTGAACGCAGAGATCCGGTCCATTGCCAAGGTTGCCGGTCTAGACCAGACCTTTGTCGATGATCTGATCGACCGCGAGGCCGATGCCGACGAGGCCCGCCGCGCCGCCTTCGAGGCCCTGGCCAAACGGTCAAACGCCAACATTCGCACGGAGCAGATCCGCGTCGAGATCAGTGATAGCCAGGATGATCCAGCCCTGCGTTGCCGCCAGATGGGCGAAGCCCTCTATGCTCGGATCAACCCGCGCCATGATCTCTCCGAGCCCGCCCGGCGCTATGCCTACGCGACCCCGGTGGATATGGCCAAGGAACTACTGACCCTTCGTGGTGACGTCACCACAGGCTTGTCGCCCGCCACCCTGATCACCCGGGCCCTGCACACCACGTCGGACTTCCCGATCATTCTCGGTGATACCGTGGGCAGAGTGCTCCGGGACAGCTATCAGGCCGCTCCTTCCGGCATCCGACAACTGGGTCGTCAGACGACGGCCCGTGACTTCCGCTCGGTCAACAAGATCATGCTGGGCGAGTCTCCGCTTCTGGAGAAGCTCAACGAACACGGCGAGATCAAGGCCGGCACCATGGCCGAGGCCCGCGAGGCCTACAAGATCGAGACCTGGGCGCGCAAGATCGGCATCACCCGCCAGGTCATCGTCAACGACGACCTCGGCGCCTTCTCCGACCTTGCCCGCCGGATGGGCCAGGGGGCGGCCGAGACCGAGGCCCGCGTGCTGGTCGAATTGGTGGAGGCCAACTCGGGCAACGGCCCGAAGCTGTCCGATGGCAAGCCGCTGTTCCATGCCGACCACGGCAACAAGGCGGGATCGGGCGCGGCGATCTCCGACACCACCCTGTCGGCGGCCCGCCTCAGCTTGCGCACCCAGAAGGGCATCGAGGACCGCGTGATCCGGGTGACGCCCAAATACCTGCTGGTGCCGCCGACTCTGGAGACCGAGGCCGAACGCTGGCTGGCCTCGGTGGCGGCGGCCAAGGCGGCCGACGTCAATCCCTTCGCCGGCTCCCTGACCATGGTGGTCGAACCCCGCCTGTCCTCTGCCTCCCGCTGGTACGTCACCGCCGACCCGGCCGAGATCGATGGCCTGGAATTCGCCTACCTGTCGGGCAGCGAGGGTCCGCAGGTGGAGAGCAAGTCCGGCTGGGACGTTGACGGCGTCGAGATCCGTGTGATCCTCGACTTCGGAGCCGGCTTCGTCGATCACCGCGGCTGGTACGCCAATGCGGGGGCCGCGTGATGGCCGACACCGACCAGCTGCTGGCCTGGCGGGAGGCGTTGTTGCGCGCCCGCTACGCCGGCACCCGCATTGTGGAATGCGACGGGCGCAAGGTCGAATACCGCTCCGATTCCGAGATGGCCTCGGCCCTGGCGGATTTGGAGCGCCGCCTCGGCACCAGCACCCGCATCACCCAGGTGCGGGTCAATTCGAGCAAGGGAGTATGAGAGCATGAAAAACTTCATCCAGACCGGCGCCATGATCACCGTGCCGGCCCCGAGCGGCGGGATCGCCTCGGGCCAGGGCATGATCGTCGGCGGGCTGTTCGGCATCGCCGCCACCTCCGCGCCGGAGGGGAGCAGCTTGGAGATCGCCACCACGGGCGTCTTCGATCTGCCAAAGGCCCCGGCGACGGTGTTGGCGCTGGGCGACCGGGTGGCGTGGGACGACACCGCCAAGGTGATCGCCCCGCCCGCTGCCGGGCTGTACCCGGTCGGCGTGGCCATCACCGCCGCCGGCAACGGCGCCGTCACCGTGCGCGTGCGGCTGGACGGGGTGGCGACCGAGGCGGCATGATCGTGAATAGAAGCGCCGCCGATCAGGCGGCGTGTTCCCCTTCGTGGAAGGCGGCATCGGTGATCCGCTTGAGGAGTTCGGCATAGTGCGCCAGGGTGCCGACGTGGCCCCAGTTGATCTCGTCCGGGGCATACCCGAAGTGGTCGGCGCTGGCGTCGGCGAGGCGGGCCAGCATGGCGTCGATCTCGTCCTTCCTGGCGACAAAGGCAGCGAGGGCGGAATCCTTGGTTTTAGGCATGGTGGGCTCCGTTCGTGGTGCCCACATGACGGCGTGATCCGACCCGGCTATCAAGTCAAACCGCATCCCCGCCACCCGTTGACACGGGCCGCCAATGCTCGCCAGCGGATTTGTTGACGCGGTGTTGACATGACTTCCGGGCTATCGCGGCCCCAGAATCAAAAAGCCCGTAACCTATTGAGGTTACGGGCTAATTTGGTTGCGGGAGTAGGATTTGAACCTACGACCTTCAGGTTATGAGCCTGAATTTTCTTGCCCGGCTTCCGCCCCTCCCCGACCCGAACATCATGATTTCGTGGGCGAATCGACTCTATGGACCTCCATCCGGTTCCATCATTTTCCAGGTGGCCGTGGAGCAAATTTGGAGCAAATGGTCCCGCCCCCATCCAACTTTCAGGGTTGGCGCTCACTGGGCCTTTCCTCCATCGGCTCACAACCAGGCGTACCCACCGCCCAATTTCACGTCGGCGATCTTGCCCCATCCATGCTCCTTCAGTTTCCGCAAAGCGGCCATATCCAACTGCCCGCCAGCATCACAGAATGTGCTGCGCTTCATGGCAAGGCAAAGCAGATGGGATGGCCTTGTCATGGCCACGTAGTGGAGTTTGAGGCGATCCTCGTTAACACCTCCTGTCTTGCCGGTCTTCTTCCCGTTAAGCCACTCGATGATATTGCTAAGCTGATGAGTTCGATTGAATGTCTCCAGCACCAATACCGCCGTGTGGGTTTCTCCTTTGACCGAGTGGATCGAGCCAACGCGGATGCGAACCCTTCGCCCGTCATTTTCGACCGAGTACACATTGTCGTGGCGGCGATGGGCTTGGAGAGCGGCTGGGGCTGGGTTGACCTTCGGATAGGCCAGAAAGGGATCATCCGCACTTGGTGGCTTGCCGGCGATGGCTTCGACTATGGCCAAGACCTGGGACCGCCATGTTTCTTCCCATTCATTGATCGAGGGATACGTTCGGTCGACGGCGAGAGCGGAAACAAGTTCGAGATACGCCTTCCTGGCTTCGGCGTTTTCCTCCAGCAGTTGGAGGACATAACGATGCTGTCGCCGGCGGGGACGCTTGTCGAAGCCTGGTTCGGTCTCGCGGGCCAGGCGCAGGAGGCCTTCAGCCAGCTTCTCGACCGCAAGGAAGGCTTCGCCGCCCGCCTTCTCGTCGCCGGAGCGAGCGGCGAGGCGATGCCCCGCCGTCACGTATTGAAGCAAGGTCTTCGGCTGCGGATCGGATCGTGAAATGTCCGGATCGTAGGAAGGCCAGTAATGACCGACATGCCTAGGCTTATTGTCGTTGCCATTATCCCGATGAACTGCGCCGACTGCCGCAAAAGTCATATCGTTCAGGGCGTTCTGATCGACCTCAAAGGTTTCGAGCAGATATTGTCCAAAGGCTTCAAGAACCTTCTCGATGGCGGCGTCATCGAACAGGAAGACAGCATGGCGGTCACCGAGGTCCCGGATAGGAGCCTTTTTGGGTCCTTGCCCAACCAAGGGAATTGCGGAAAGCGACAAAGGCACCGCAAGCTTCGCTATCGACGGACCGAACCGGTGGCTGTTCGGCAGGTTGATGACCTCTATTCCGTTCGCCGCAGGAAACAGGTCGATCCGCGCGTCTTCCGTCTGTCCGGCGTAATCGAAAATCGCCTGATCCGGATCGCCGAAGCGTTGACGAACTACAGGGTTTGCCCCTTCCATGAAAATCCGGTGCAAGATGGCCGACTGATCTTCGCTGTTGTCCTGCACCTCGTCGAGAAAGAGGAGCGGAAATCGCTGCCGTATGGTATCGATCAAAAACGGGAAGTTCTTTAGCCCCAGATAGGCAAATGCAAACGCATCCTCATATGCAGCATATCCTTCCCTCAATACGGCAAACTTCCACCCATCTATGACCTTAAAGGCATCGGAACCATTAACTCTTTTAATTTCTAATGATGTATTTTCCGCTTTCAACGAGATATCAAGCCCGCCCCCAACAAAACATGCGCTCCGAATGCACCTTTCACGGCGATCCCTGTCCGAAATTTTCTTGTATAGATATCTTGGGACATCTCTCCCATGTCCAGCCAGTGCCCAGAGCTTACTCCCGGCGATTTCCGTATTGAACTGCGTTCCAATGTACCCACAGGCTCGCAAACACGGCAACGCCAAGAACTGGTTGACGAAGCCGTGGATGGTTCCGACGAAATGGGGATGGGAAAGCAGAGCCTGGCCGACCGCCGAACCGCCAAGGCGCTTCTCGATCACTTCCTTGGCCACGTTTGTATGGGACAGAACGCAGATGCCACGCCGCCTGTACGGCCATTTGCGAGCCAGGATCGCCAGCTTGGCGACCAGCAGGGTGGTCTTGCCGCTCCCAGGGCAGGCGGAGACGTCCAGAGTTCTATTGGCCTTGAGAACCTGCTCCCTGGCACCGTCATCCTGGTCACGAGAGAAGGCACCAGGAGGAAGCCCGAGGGTATCGATCACCCAGGCGATATCCTCGTCGGTGATCTCGGGTAAGGGCGGTTCAGGCATTTCCGGCCATCTCCGCCGGCTTGTCATCCCTCACCGGTTCACGGTTGGGAGTGACATGGTCGATGGCCTCCACGATGTATCGCGGCAGGCACTGCCGTACCTCGTCGGGCGGCTTTGTCTTCCATTCCTCGTCCAGCCTCTGCGCGAGGTATTGCGCGGCGATGGCCTTGGATGCCCTTGAGCCGGTGACGAACTCTGCATATACTAGTGATGCGAGAACCTCGGCCTCATCCCAGCCCTTATCCGCTGCCTTGGTTTCGGCTTGGTCCCTTACTTCCGGAAATTCCTTCCTCGCCTCAGGGACATCGCCCGCCTTGCCGTTGTCGTCCCCGATCGCGAGTTTGGCGGCGATGAAGACCTCCTCGGCCAAGGCATTGCCGGCGGCATGGGCGAGATCGTATTCCAGGGTCCATTCATCGGCGACGAAAGTCCGCACGGCCTGCTCGTTGCCCTTGTCCCGAATACCATTTCGCTTTTCGTCCAGGCCCGCAGGAAAATCCCTCCTGGCTCGCCATTTCCTGGCATTCCTACCTCCGGTTGGCGGCCAAGCTTCCTCTGCCTTGACCTTACCCAAAAGTTCCGGGGCGCAATCCGGCATTACATCCAGGTCCGTCAGGCAAGCGACGGGAACGTCGAGCGTTCCATCCCGTTCGGTATCGCATCTCATGAAGATCTTGGCATATCGGCGCAGCCCCACCCCACCGACGTTGACGATGGAGACTCCATAGGTCGTGAAGTCCTTGCCGATCAGCCTGGCGAGGGTCGGCAACAGGATGTTCTCGGCGTCGCCTTCGACGATCATGACGCCGCGCGCGAAAAAGAGATTGGCCTTGGTGACATCCAGGAACCGCTCCAGAAAGCGGTAGTCGCCGCTTTCCAGCTTGGTCTCCCCCCGAGCCAGGGAAAAGGCCCTGGCGCCCTGGATCATCACCATGTTGTCCAGCTTGATTTCCGATGCCAGGTTGGGGCTATGGGTGGTGACGATGATCTGCGGCTTCTGGCCGTCCTCCCGCTGCTTCGCCACCATGTCCTGGAGGTAGCGCATCAGGCGCAATTGCCGCTGGGCATGGACATGGGCCTCGGGCTCCTCGATCAGCAGCAAGGGGAACCCTTCCTGATCGCCGGACAACAGGAGCAGTTCGCAGGCCATGAAGAGCAGGTTGTTGGAGCCGAGCCCCAGCCCCCCCGCTCCGCCGCCCAGACCCAGCGTCAACTTTTCCAGCAACTGGCGCAGGCGAACGGTTTCCGACCCCCCGGCGCTGACGGAGATCGCGCTGCGCAGATCGTCGCCATGAATCTGCATTCGCTGTAGGTGGGCGTCGACTTCGGTTCGGCCCCTTTCCACATGCCGATGGCCCTCAAGCAGCTTGTTGAAATAGTCGCCCAAGCCCAATAGCCCGAGATCCTTGACCTGTTCCGCAACGAATGTCGCCGGATCAAAAGGATTTCCGGCATCGGCCCCGTCGAGAGCCTGAAGAACCTGCGACAGGCGCGAGCCCCGACCGGCCGATAGTTCACGTTCGGCGTCACGCAACGGCCGCAGGTACGTTGCAGCCAGCAAGGCACGAGCGTTCTGATCGACGGTTGGTCCATCGCCGTCCTTGCCCGACCGGATGTCCGTCGCGATGTAGGGGCGGCCGCCCCGCTCGCCCAGTCGGCGCGCCGTCCAGGTCAAGTGCAGGATCGGCTCGTCGCCTTCCTTCGTTCCGTAGGTCAGGTATTCGGCAAAGCCAGCCTTGTCCCTGGGGGTCAGGTTCTGGAAGCGGGCGGCTATCCGGATTTCCTCCGCAGGATTCTTGCCGCCTCGCGGATGGTGAAAATCGTCGTCCCCGACTTTCAGCCATTCCTGGTCCCGGGTCCCGAGGAGAAAGCGCAGGGCGTCGATGATTGCGGTCTTGCCGGAATCGTTCTCGCCGACCAAGGCGGTCAGCCCCTCCCGGAGACGCAAGGTCAGGCCGGGATCGCCGAAAGAGCGGAAATTCTTGATCGTCAACTCGGCCAGAAACACGAAGCTTCACCTCCTATTGCGAGGCCACATCTACCATGGCATCGGAAAAGGGAGGCAATCAAGGCATAAGTTTCCATCGGTTGAGGCTCGGGCGCGGCCCTACACCAACCTCTCATGCCCCTTCCGGATGATTTGGGCCATGAGGACGCGGCGCTGGGCGAGGAAGGTCTCGTAGTCCAGCGTCCACCAGGCATCGTTGCCAAAGCCGACGTCCTTGCCGTAGCGGCCGTACACGCCGCACAGTTCGCCGAGAAGACGCTGTTTCCCCATGGTTTTTTCCGTGTTTCACTCTATCGGCCTACCTTCGTCGAAACTGCGGGGAACCGCCATCGCCTTGCCTCAAGGCATCTTCGATCTGGCCCTCGTCCTGCCACCACACCATGGTGAGTATCCTGTCGTGGCCGATGCGGAAGGTCTGCTCCATGACCTCGAAGCGATCGGCATTCCGTCGGTCAATCCATGCGTCCGCCCCCACCTTGACCACCCGCGTCCGGTCCATCTTGCCTTCCCAGACGTCTATGGCATAGGAGTCCGGATCGAGTTCCCTATGTGGAAAAAACATCTCTGGGAGGTCTGGATGGGGGCGGAACCACGGACCCCTTCCCTTCCTGTGGCAGATTAGCATTGCGGGGGCCGGGCCAGTTTCCACGAGCCTGATCGCCGCAGCGGTGAGGCTCACGTCGAAAACCTTGGCAAGCTCGTCGGCTGAATCGAGTGTCATCCTGCCGAGCCGGTCAGCGAGAGGGCAGAACAGGAAGCCCGGCAGAAGAAGGTCGGCGGCGAAACGGTCGGCCACCCTCTCTGGATCATGGGGATCGTATCCGCGGGCACTGCCGATATCCTCCGGCCGGCAGTTGAACGCCTTCCCCCGGTGGTGCCTCCAGTGCCCCAGTTCATGACCAATCGAAAAACGCCGCCGCGCCCAGCCGCTCCTTTCGTTCACGGTGATCACGGCCCTATCACCCGCGCCGACGATCCGGGCCTCGCAGCCGTCGAGGGCGCGGACCTTGACCTTGGCCCCGGTGGCGTAGGCGATCGCCTCGACATCGATGTCGGAAGGTTTGGCGACACCCAGGCTTTTCAGCAGCCGTTCCGCCGGAGATAGGACAGTCACCGTGGATTTCCCTCTTCGTCGATGACGCCAAGATCGACGAGGTCCTCAATAAGGCTGTCAAGGTCATTCTCTGTCTCGTCCTCGCCCTGGCGGGCCGCCATGGTTAGGCCGGTGTTTGCCCGGCGGAGGCGGGAGAGAAGGTCGCGCTTACGGTCGAGAGGCCATTGCAGCACGTTCCCGCCAACTGGGCGTTCGGCTTCGATCACCTTCCGTGCCTCAGCGAGCCGCCGCCGGCCGGCCTCGGTAACCGCGGCCTGGATCTTCATTCGGATGTCGGCGGCGGCCTTGGCTGCGTCGCCGTACAGCTCGGCGGCCTCGGCCAGGACGGATTCGTCACTTTGTTCCAGAAGCGCCCGGAGATCGGCGTCGATCAGCGCGTCGAGTTGAGCAGCGGAATCCGCATTCGACTTTGTCGTCATGGCCGGTCTCCCCGATGGCGGTCGCGGATCTTGTCATAGCCCCTGCGGATGCGTTTGCGGGCGGTGTCATATTGCCTGCGGTCGATCCCCAAGGCAGAGCAGACCTCCTCCGGGCTCATCCGCCCCTCCAGATCCGCCTCGACTATGAACCAAGCTTCCTCATCGGTCTCGAACATTTCCATTACTTCCTTGAGTACCAAGGCGGCGAAGGCACGCCGCTCGGACGCGGCGATCGCCGCCTCTTGTCCAGAATCCAGGGCAGGCAAGGTCTCGACATCCACTTCAGCCGGCGTGCCCCAGCGGGTTTCGTCGATCTCACCTCGTTCGGATTTCCGTTCCTTCAACCACTCGTCCACCACACTTCGCATGACGCCGAACAGGAAGGCGACGGTCTTCATCCTCCGCGGGCACCGCCGTCGACCGTCGAGTGACCGGATGATCGCTTCGTTCAGCAGGTCGTCCGGATCACTCCAACACTTCAAGGCCAGCCCGCGGGCGGCTCCCTTTAGTTTGAGCATGTCGACGTCGCCGAGGCCGGCGACCTGTTCCGACAGCTCTTCAATCGAATAGGCGTCTTCGTTCAC